CGCCGCGTGCGGCTAAAATAGTTTCCCATGCCGACCGGATTGCCCAGTTCACCGCGCATGTTTTGGACATAGCCCGCCTGCCCGCTCGTAAGCCCCACCAGCCCGCCTTGCCTCGTGCCGTTCACTATGCGCCCGCCAATGTCCAGCGCCGTCCTGCGCGGCCCTGCGCCAGCCACAAGCCCGGACTGGATCGTTTGGGCGATCATCACGCGGGTGTCGTCCACCACCTCAGTCACAAGCCGCGATCCAAGATCCCGCGCGATCCGTTCGGCCCGCTCGTTCCGGCCGCCAAACGATTGCACGACACGGTTGGCAATCGGCGCGCGGCGGGTCGCATATTGAAACGCGCCCATCTGATAATTGCCGCCAGATGACAGGGCCGCCGTGATGGCCGTATCAGTTTTGAACAGATCGGCCGCATCGAACCGCAGCGCACGGAATGCCGCGTCCACATCCCCGCGCGCAATCGCCGCCTCAAGAGCCGCCATATCCGCTTGGCTCTGGACAGCCTTCATCGCCGCGACAAATTCCGACCGGACGCCCGGCCATGTTTCGTCCAGCAGCCTCAGAAACGCCTTTCGGGTGTCGCGCTTCGTCATTCCGTCCCCACCGAATCCATGCACAAAGTCAGCGCTTCGTCCGCGGTGAACCCCGCCGCGACGCTGGCATTATAATGCAGACGGCGCATCTTTGCGAGCAAATCGGCTTTGCGTGCCTCAATAGGAATTGCGGCATGGGCGGCTGCGAAAAGCGCCTCAGTGTTTGCCGCGGACATCATGCGCTTTGCTGCGTCATTCATCGCGCGTCCTCCCGAATATCGCCGCCGAGATGATCGGGCCGAGGACCACAAACGGAGTCGCCAACAGCCACGCCAGCCACTGCCCGGCCACCGCATCGCCGACCACGAACGCAACGGCCCCCGCGCCCGTGGCATAGGCCGGAAGGTCGCCGAGAAGCCAATCCCGGCGCACGCGCGTTGTCGGGGTGCGCAGGTATTGCACCGCCTCCCAGACGCCGCCCCATGCGCCTACGGTGGCCGCTACGGCAAGCCATGGCGGAGCGCCAAACGCAAGCGCGCCGAGCGCGATCCAAGCCGAGATTGCCTGATGGGCCAGTTGGTTTTGAGCGACTTTATGAGGGCGCTGACGCTCGCCCCCGTCGCTGGTTGTGGTGTCTGCGATCAGGTCGCGCAGGCGGGCGAGGATCATACCCATTAGCTCATCGCCGTTGATCGCGCGGCAAGCTCGGCCAGGATTGCGGTGCGCTGGTCAGAAGAAACGCCGACATCGGTGTCATAAAGGACCATAGTTTGCAGCCCGCCGTGGAATGGGCGGATACCTATGGTCATCGCCATAAGCAGGCGGGCGGTAACGGCTGTGTCTTGCGTGTTTGTGGTTGTGGCGACTGTTGTGCCGTTTATGGCAATGTAGCTCGTGCCAGACGCGAGAAGTTTTGACTCAATCACAAACCACTTATTTGAGGGGAGCGTAATTGAGATGCCGTTAAACACGTTATTCCAGATCGAGCTTGGAAATCGGACCAATCTTATTGCTGGACTAGTGAACGCATTCGTAAGCCCCACTTGAACATTATTGCCAGCTTCCCCGAACAGCATTTGCTCGGCTTGTGGTGCCCCCGTATCTGGCCGGATCAGCGCAAACATATGAGTGCCCACCAAGTTTGCGTAAGCAGGGTCAGTCTCCATATTCGTTACGCGGAGCGTCTCCGTTGAAAGCAGGTATTGATACCCTCCCTCAGCGGCGAGGACCAGTTGCTTGCTTGTGGTCGCCTGCACGTAGTCGCTGGCAGTTGGCAGGCCCGGCGCAGCGTTGGCAAACCGCGAGACGTTAGACCCTATGTCCCCACTGAGGTTGTCCGCGTCGTGCCACCGCCTCATTCCGGTGTAGCCAGAGGCTGCGAACGAGAAGTCGAACGGAGCCGCACCACCCCCGCCCCGCATCGCCCCCAGCCGCGGCAGTCTCAGCCCGTTAAATGCTATGTTACGCATCGGCGTGGCTCACTGACGCCACCGACGGGGTTCGGGCAAACGCCCAGACGCGGTTCGCGCCAGTCACTCCGGGCCAAAGCTGCGCAATTGTGAGGTCAGCCGCCAGCACAGCGCCACCGGCCAGCACAATCACGCCGACCTGCGTGGTGGGCGCCGTGGTGCCGTTCGTTGCTTGCAGCGTCATTTCCGACAAAATGACCGACTGCACCCGGAGTGCCGTTGCGTTCGCGTTGGTCAACTGCGTCCAAGTGAGGGCCGGGATTGTCACGTTGTCATTTCGCGCCATGGTTGTGTCCTTTCGGGACTGATTATTTGGCCACTTTTACCAGCCACGATATCACATATCCGGCAGGGTCAGACGGGATGACCTCTTGCACCGACCAATTTACGCCGTCGATTGTCAGCACGTCCGAGGTGCTAGGCGCGATCGTGACGCCATAATTCACCAGTGAATAGACCAATTCACCAACGCCCAGCGCCAGCCCGGTCCGCTGCGTGTAGGCCTTGCTGGACGGCTTGGCGACGAAGGTATGAACCACGGGCGTGCCGGGCACGGGCGCCCATTCCGGCCCGGTCGGTGCGCCTGTGCGCCTGATCGTGACAGACACCGCTCCGATCCCGTCGCCCGCGTCACGGCCAGCCTCGGCATAGGCCAGCGCGACTTCTGCGGCTATCGCGGCGCCGCTCATACCAGCCTCGGACCGGTCGAATAGCCGTAAAGCCCGCCACCGATGCACAGGCGCAGCATGCTTTCAATCTTGGTTGAGCGTGGGATGGCCGCGCCGCCCTTGCTGGCGTCGCCCGTCACGGTCCACTGAATATCGCCCACCTTGGTCAGAACTTTTTGCTCGGCAGGCGTGAATGTTTTGGTCCAGATGCCGGGTGTTGCGACCTCTGCAATTGCCGCCTCATACGCAGCCTCAACAACATTGGCGCTGTCGGCGGTGCAGCCCGATCCGTCAAGATAAGTAAATTGAATGTAGTCGCTCGCCCGGACAAGCGCTTGCAGCGTCGCGGCGGTGTCAGCGATTACAGTGCCGCGCGCCCCGGCATACGCGATCAGTGCTGCGACAGTGCCGATCATCTCGAGATGCTCCAATAAAGGGGCGGGCCACGACAGCCCGCCCGTTGGTTACTTCTTGGCGCTGGGCATGACGGGCGGCGCGACCGACACGAGCCACCCGCTTGCGATCCATTCGGCCACACCTCGGTTCTTTGCCAGATCGGCGGTGACCGGAACGTCGCCGCCGTGCTTGATCTCAGTCCCGTCCGGCATGACCAGCGTGCCCGGATAGGTGCTGATGTGCCGGGCCATTACAGCCCGGTCCCGTAGCGCACCGCCGCGGGCGTGCGGATGCTGACCGGCGCGAAACGGAACGCGCCATAGGTCCGCACCTCAAGGCCGTATGCCTGGGGCGCGAGGAACTGAAGCGGCATCGGCATGTGCAGTTTGACCACGCTCGGATCGTTCCGATAAACCACCATCCGGTTCACCAAGTTGAAATCCGAAAAAATGTTCAACGGTAGGCCGGTTTGAGCGGTGTAGACATTGGCGCGCCGGATGAAATCGAGCACGGTCGTGTCGCTCTCCGGGGCAAGCTGGCGCGTGGCCAGATCCCCGAACTGCGCGATCGGCATCACCACGGTGTCGGCGATCTGCGTCCCCAAGCTTCCTGCAAGCACGCCAGTCAGCAGCCCATTCACGAACGCGAGGATCGCCTGCGGGGTGGACAGTGCGAAGGTGGCCGCGGACGCCGCGGACGTGATGCCCGTGGTGTTGAAGAACCCCTCGATCCCCATCTCAGCATTGCCAATGAGGGCCGTGCTGTTGACAAGGGTTTCATATGCCATGCGGGCCGCGTTGGCCGATTCCGTCGGCAAGTTCAGGTTCAGTTGTGCAGCCGCACCGATCTCCTCGATCGAATACGAATACATCACCCCCGCCATGTTGACGGTCTGTTCGAACTTGCCCGACGTCACATCAACGCGCGGGATATCGTCGCCTTTGCCGTTGATGAACTTGGCGCGCCCCACGGAGTCTTGCGTGAAGAACGTGACAGACGCCGCGAACGGATTCGCAGAGGTGTCCACTTGCATCAGACGAGGGTAGAGGATCGTCGGATACGGCTTGCGCAAAACCTCGGCTTCGATGTGGGTGCGCTGCGAAATGACGAAGCCCAAAGCGGCGGGCGCGTCCATGATCTGCGTGTGCATTTTTGTATTCCTTACGGCAGATAGACGCGGACAAGATCACCGATCTCGCCAGCCGTCTCGAATTTCGCACCGGCGATCGTGGTGGCCAAGTCGTGACCGATCACGCCGGTCGCGGCGGTGAACGTGACGGGGTTTGCCACGGTGACGGCGGTGGAGGCGATCACCCACACAGTCCCCTTGCGCAGAATGCCCGCCATTTCATCGACGATGTAGAGATCATCGGCGCGGCTCTTGTCCGCGACTGCGATGCCCTCAAAGCCGACTCCGCCGAGACGGACCGTGCCCGGCGTGGTGCCGCTCGCACCAACCGCACGCCCAAACGGGACGACCGCGGTCGTGACGCGCTTGGACGCCACGTCTTTGACTTGCTGGCCCTCGGCGACCATTCCGGCGTAGCCAAGGGGCATAACCGCAACGGCGGCCCCGAATGCGTCTTGAATCGGCATGATTACGCTCCTTTGCCAGCAGAGTTCAGATAGGCCGTGCTGAGGTTCTTGACGTATTCGGCACGCGCGTCGCCCGTGACCGTCACGCCCGTCTTGAGCGCATCGGCCACCGGGTCGCCTTTGGCCGCGTCCTCTGACAGGATGTCGAACCGCGCATCGACGTATGCCTCGGATTTGCCGGTCAGGGCCGCATCACCCAATCGTGCCACGACAGCGGCGCGGCGGATGGCGGCGTCGGACAGACCGGCCGTCGCCAGATCCTTGGCGATCGCTTTGGCCTTGCCGATCAGATCGGCGCGGGCCGCCACCTTGGCGTCAAGGTCGGCATCGGACAGGACAGACTTGGTCATGGCCGCCAGTTCAGCATCCTTGGCCGCCAGTTCGCCGTCCTTCTTGTCCAATGCCTTCTTTTCGGCAGCGGTCATGTCGGTGATGGTTTTTTGCAGCTTTTCGAGCGCTTGCGCGCCTGCATCG